TGGAGCTATGGGTAATGCTGCAAAAGAATTAGGAAAAAGTGAAGAAGGATCGCAATTAAGTTTATTGCATAATATGACAAAAGATTTGAGTGGTCAACCCTGGTATGTCCAGGCTGCTGCTAGTAAATTACTGCCGATCATCCAAAACGCAACTGAAAAGCAGGGTGGCGCAGTAGATACAGTATCAAAAGGCTTAGGATTACGCAAATAACCCACTTTTAAGCCATTATAAGACACTGTATCTACATTTACCATACAATCTACTTCCTACTCTTTAACTTAAGCCCTACCTCGGCGGCACCTGTAGCATCGTATAACGTAACCTGCTGCACTACCTCGCATACAACTACAGGTCATAGTCTCTCCTTAATGTCGTTTAATAAACTTAGAACTTCACACTTCCAACATTCAAAAAGTACTTTACCGTAATTGTTAGTAATACACTTATCACATACAGGGATCATGATTCAATCCTTAAGTCAAATCCTAACTTAGCTGAATTAAAAACTTTGAATACTGTTTTCTTATTTACGCTTTTAATACCCCCTTGTGGGTCGTTAACCCATTTAGCTATAGTAGAATCTTTCCCAGTTCGAAATATACAAACTGTATTATGTCTGTGGGAATAGTTCTCATTACTATGAGAAATTAACATTACTTCTATACCCAGGTAATGTTGCTCTTTCCCCTTACTATCTACCTTTACAAAATCAGGTTCTATGTTTCCTGTAAAGTTTAGAACGGCATGTTCGCCATCCCATAATGCAAAGCTTGGCGTAGCTGAATACGCACTTAACAAGTTGTCGCTCATCATGTCTTTAGTAGGGAAAGGAGTTAATAAGTGAATATGTAGAGGGAAAATGTTTATATAATGGATTTGGGTATACAAACTTAATGGTATTACGGGCAAAGAGAGCTAAAAACGGTAGGATGATGTATTTTTCAGATAACAAACTTATCTCTAAAGCACGTTATCAAGCTGCTAAAAGTCGTTCATCAAAATCAACTAAGCGATCTCCAGCCCGTAAATCCTCTAAAGGAGTTAAAAGAATGAAAAGAACAATGCCTCATCCGTCAGTTACTGGTATGGCTAGCGGACTCGCAATAGCAGCATACCTTAACAATGCTTCAACTACTGGAACTGCTGGAGCTCGTTCTAGAGCTGAAGGTGTAATAAAAGACGTTACCGACGGCGAATTAGGAAAAGCCTTTAGCACTTTATCAGGAAACGCAATTAATATGATTGCATCCGATACAGGAAGAAAAACATTAGTGACTGCTGGTGGTGTAGCGCTCTTAGGAGCATTCGCCAGGAAGCAGTTTCCACAACTAAAACTCGGGGGAAGTAAACTTTACTTCAGAATATAAATATGTCAATCGTAATAAGTAGATCAGAAACACAACTAAGCACCACTGCTGGAGTATTTTCAGCTATGGACAACCTTGGAGCGTCTAGCGTTTCAAGCTCCTTTACTGTCCCAGCTAACGTTAGCGCAGTAAAGCAAATCACAATTAGCCTAAGTGCTGATGCAGCCGAGGAATTCGTACCTATGTGTCAGCTCTCTGGAAATTCCTTAAGGGATGGATCAGCAGTATTCGCAGGTCAAGCATTTAGTATCTTGACAAGTGGTGCAGCATCTAACTCTATGACTTATGATACCAACTTAGCTGTTGTATCTGGAAATTCTTTAGAAATAGCAATAGCAACAACTTCAGCAGCCACAGTGGATGCAGTTGTTACCCTACAGTTCGAATAATGGCCGATAAAGAGTACGCCCCCTGGAGTCGAGAAACTGAAGACGGTCTCATCACGTCAGCAGTTGACTCTCATGTAAGGGTTAGCCAGGACATAGTCCCAGCTTTAGCAGTAGGATCTATTGATAAACTATCTGGTAAATGGGAAGGTGTCACGGTATCTGATAGTAATTTTCTGGTAGATCCAACACATGAAGCTGTAGCAAATGGCGCAAGGGTAATAGTTCCACAAGCCCAACCAGATTATATTGATATGACCGGTTTTAGTACTTTATTTATTGCAATTAAAACAAGCGTTTCTGGTAATCATGAAATAGAAGCCAGAATGGGGCCAGATACAAACAACTTTGCTAATTTATTTCCTATTGGAGCTAGTGCATCTTTAAGAGGTTGTTATAATGGAATAGGTAATGAACAAGATTTAGAAGGTTTGTTTAAAGAAACTGCCGAATCTTTACAGGCCGATGTTTGGAATATATTTATAATTCAAGGAAGGTTAGAAGGTCAAAAGAATTTAGTATTTACAATAGATAATGATACTGGTAGTATAGAAAATATACAATTTGCATATATGCGTGTTGTATGAAACTTCCCGAATCACAAAAAGACTTTGAAAAGTTAATGAAGAACATTGACTTTACCAGGGTATTACAAATTACAGTACCGATACTTCAACCTGTTATAATTGGCGGGTTATGGTTATTGTTTGCTAAGTTTGACAAAAGAGCTGACGCAGTATCTAAGTTTATTGCAATAGCTGAATCTATACCAACTATAGATCTTAATTTACCAAAGCCAGTTGTCCTGGCGTCTTTGTATCATTCAATAGATGAAGCTTTAGACGTTCTCCAGGATGTTATTAAATTTATTAAAGATTTTGAAGTACCATCAGCAAAAGAAATAATTGAAGAAGCTAAAGAAGAAATATTAGATCCTATAATCGAACCTGTCCAGGAAGCGTCTCATGATTTTCAAAAGGCTTTGGCTGATTGTGCAAGTAATGCTAGAAAGAGTTTAAGTTATGCATATTATACTCCAGCAGGTCCATTGTGGATAGTTTCATGTATGACTCAAAAAGGATTTAATGTTAATCTAAAATATGTTAAGGACAAACTCTTCTAATGAACGACGAACAATTTATAGTTGTTTGGATTATGAGCTTTTTGTTATACTTGGTAATCTATACGTTTTGGATACCGTTAAAGACACAAAAGAAGATTGAATTATGGTTATTAAGTGAGGAATCTGATAAGGCTCTTAACACTGGCTTAGAAGTTATAGTAAGAAGTATAAGAGAACAAACACTCCAGGACTTTGAGGAATTTATGTTACCTAGAGCCAGGGAAAGTTTACAAAAATTTTGGTCTGGAGCTATGGGTAATGCTGCAAAAGAATTAGGAAAAAGTGAAGAAGGATCGCAATTAAGTTTATTGCATAATATGACAAAAGATTTGAGTGGTCAACC